TGTTTCAGCGTGCCCGATTCGGCAGCAAAAAATCAGCGAACGCCACCCCCAATTGCACGAGGTCGGCCGGGTCCATTTCGCGCACGTCGAATTCGGTGAGCGTCGGCGACGAGATACGCGGCAACACTTTGCCGAGCGCATCGACGTCAAGATTCACGAGCGCATTGAGCGACGTGCCGCGCAGCTCGCCGGCGGCCGGCTTGCGCAAGGTGATCTCGGTGATCGTTTGTTCGCCGCGCTTGATCGGCGAGTCGAGGGTGATCGTGTTCGGCTTGGCTTGCTCGGACATTTCTTTCTCTGTTTAGGTTTTGGGTTTTGAGGGCTTACGGTGCTCGCCTGGCGCATCACCAGGCGAGCGGGGTGCAGCTCGTCGAGCTGCGTTACAGGCCGATCGCGGTGCGCAGGTCCGCGAGCAGGTCGTCGCCGTTGACGATTTCAACCATGTTCACAAAGTCGATCTCGATGATCGTCGCGCCGTTGATCGTGAGCTTGTAATAGCTGCACGAGGTCGTAACCTTGAAAGCGGTGTCGTCGCCAGGCTTCGCACTGCCCGCGTCGATCTCTTTGTGCCGGCCACGAATGACGATCTCGACGGAATCGGGCTTGCTTTGATCCTCGGCTTGATACGCGCCGGCAAACCGCAGTTGCACGCCGTCGTGCTTCGTCACGCCGTACTTTTCATAAATGGCGCGCATCAGGCCGCCATACGAATGCACGACTTCGATCTTTTCTTGCCCGAGGTCAATGTCGATCGGGCCATTCATGCCGCCGGATCGGTATTCCTCCATCTTGCGCGAGAGCTTCGGCAGCTCGAATTCAGTACATTCGCCGCGATAGTTGTCGCCGTCTTGAAAGACGTTGAACGCCTTGAGTTTCTTCGGCAATGCCATGTCTTATTGCTCCTGGTTAAGCCGTGACGCGCGAGGCGAAATCGGCGAGGTAACGGTCGGTGATGCGTTGGCGCAGCATCAAGTTTTCGATCGGGGGAACCGGCGTGTAGTCGTAATCAATCGCGAGCTTGCCGGCCTTGAGCGATTCGACGTCGTTCGCGCTCTCGTCGTACCAGGCCGAGCCGCCGATCAGATAGCCGTTTGCGATCAGCTCGCGAAACTTCGCGTTGATGCTCTCGATCAGGTCGCGCACGAGCGAGGGGTGCAACGGCTTATCGACATAAATCATGTGCGCCTCGGCCATCGTGTCGGCGAGCACTTGCGCGGTGCGCGTGTAGTTCTCGAACATGAACAGCGGATCATCCGAGCACGTATGCGAACCCCAAAAGCGAAAGCCGGTGCCCGAGTTGATAAGCGTCGTCACGTCGTGCTCGTTCAGATAGCCAGCATCGGTCGCGGGGTCTTGCAAGTCCCAAAACACGCTTTTCGTGATGCCCGACACGCCATTAACGCCGACGTTCGAGAGCGTCTTGTGCCAGCCGGTTTCCTCGTCGATCTTGGCGCGCAGTCCCATCGCGATAGCAACGGCCGGCGCGTCGATCGTCGCGCTCGTTGCCGTGTCCCAGGCTTGGAAATCCGGCCAGATAACCATGACTTCGCGTTGCGAGAACGCCTGGCGATAGGTCGTCGCTTCCTCCTTCGTTTGCGCGCCGTTCGCCGACACGTATGCGAACCCGCGCAGCTTTTGCGCGATCGTCGCGAGCGCGATCGCCACGGGTTGCGTATCGGCGCCAGGCACGCCGAGAATGCGCGGCTTCACGCCGAGTTGCGATTGCGCGGTGAGTAGCGCTTGCATGCCGGTGAGTTGGCCTTGCGGCGTCGCCGTGCCGATCAGGTTGCTCGTCGTCGCCGCGTCGTCGATGCCAGGCGCGACGCGCACGACGACGACAACGGGCTTTGCTTGCCAGGAAATGCCCTTGAGCGCCTTCGCGAGCGTGCCTTGCACGCCGGCCTTGCCGATCGCCGTCGCGACGTTGGTGATAAGCACGGGCTTGTCGAGCGGGAAAGCCGTTGCGTCGGCGTCCGAGGCGTGCGCGACCAGGCCGATCACGGCCGTCGCAACGGTGCGGATCGGGCGCGTGCCGCCGTTGATTTCGATAACGCGCACGCCGTGGTGAAAGTCAGTTGCCATGTGTGATCCTGGTTAAAAGAGGTCAGGGAAAAGGGCGGGTTTGCAGCTCGCGACGCTTGCGGCGTTACGCGGGGTCGGCCGGGGTTTCCGGCTCGGGTTCGGGTGTCGGCGGCGCCGTGACAGGGATTAGCGCCGGCGGGGGCGTATAGGGGCCGGGTTCCTCGGGCCATACAACGGCGCGCGGGAATGTCTCGCGGGCGATCGCGCGCTTGAGGTCGTCTTGGTAGGCGGTCCAGGCTTGCAACGTGTAATACCCCTCGGCATCGAGCGTGCCGGCCGCCAGGGCGTCGGCCTTGCCTTCTGTCATCGCCTCGGCTTTCGCCATGCGAGCGTCAAACTCGGCCATCGCCGGCGCGCTCGCCTCGGCGAAAGGCGTCGGCTCGCTCGGCCAGGTCACGACGTCGGGGAACCCTTCGCGCTGAATGGCGCGCACCAGGTCGAGTTGATAGGCCGACCAGGCCCGAAAGTAATAGGCTTCCTCGATCGACAGCAAGCCGGCCGCCAGGGCATCGGCTTTGCCCGCGTTCATTGCGCGGGCGTAGTTCATACGCATATCAAATTCGGCCATTGCCGCCGCGCGAACCTTCTGCGCGATCACAGCCGGGTCGATCACCCAGGCTCCATCACGCCAGGCGTATTCGTCCGAGGGGCGCGGCGTTTCGGTCAAGCCGTTCTCGGCGGGCGTCGTGCCGGCGACGAGCAGCTCGGCCGCTTGGCCGTTGTCCTGGCGGTACAGCATCCGGCCGCGATAGTCGGGCAAGAGCTTCCATGCGCCATCGAGATAAAACGGCCATGAGAGCGGGGTGCGCGCCGGCAGCTCGTCGGCGGTCGCGAATGCCGGAACGAGCCAACGGTCGAGATTGAGCGGGTCCGAGTCGGCAAGCCGGCTCGAAATGTATTCGCCGGTCGAGGCGTCGTATTGATGAATCAGCATGGTCGAGTCCTTAGTAAGCGCGAATCACGGCGAGCAGGGCAATGTTTCGGGGCCGTGCTTCATTGCCGCCGTCGCCGTTGACGGTGATCGTGTGAGAGTGATTGCCAGCGCCGCCAATGCCGACGTTGTGCCCGTGCGTGCCGGCGCCGTCCGTGTCAAAGCCGTGTCCGTGCGCGCCCGACCAGCTCGTGTACGGTTGCCGCGCGTTGTCGATCGAGAACCAGCTAGTAGCGCCGCCTCGATCGGAGTCGGGGTTAGACCAGGTCGGTACGTTCTGGTCCAAGATGTGTTGGTGATCGCCGATGCCGTAGGTGTTGCCGTGGTGCCCGTGCCAGCCTTGCGAATCGGTCCACGCGCTATGGACGTGATCGCCGACAGCCGCCGCGCTTGCCCCGTGCGTGTGCCAGTAGTTCGAGAAACCTTGATACGTGCCGATGCCGCGGCTTCCGTCGGCGCCGCGTGCATCGTCCCAACAGCGCAGGAATTCGCCGCGCAGCTCGGGGATTCGAAACGTCGTCGTGCCGTTGCCGGTCGAGAAACAGCCCCAGTAGTTCGCCGACCAGCTCGCCTCGGCAATGAGAGCGCCGCTCGCCTGGGCGTATGCCCACAGCGCCGGATAATCGGCGCGATTCAATAGTGCCCCGTTGCACTTGAGAAAGCCGGCGCGCGCGGTCGTGCGAGGCTCGAAAATGATTTGCCCGACCATTGCGTTTGCGATCGCCGACGCGACAAAGGCAGTCGTCGCGACTTTGCTCGACACGTCGCCGGCCGCCGGGCCTTGCGCGGTGATCAGGCCGCCGACAGAGAGCGCGCCACGAAAGCCGGCGTTGCCTGTGCGGGTATCGAACCAGTGTGAAAACTCGGTTTTCGGCACGGCCATACCGTCGATGTTCGGGCCGAAGCCGATGCCGAACCAGGAACGCAAAGCGATGTTGTTGACCGTGCTCGATGCGTTGTCGCCATTGCCCGCGCCGAGGGTCGCGCCGTTGCCGGGGGCCGATGCCAGGCGAATCACGTCGGTCGTGCTCACGGGGCCGGTGAAATCGGCGCCGGCGAGGTTCGCTTTCAGATCAAGCCGGGTTTTCAACGTCGAGGGCGTGACGGCGCGCACGGCGTCGGCGCCGGCATCGACTTCCGCTTGCGTCGCCAGCTCGATCACGCCTTGCCGCTCCGTCGTCGCCGGCGGGTTGGTGAAAGACGCGTCGCCGAAAACGAGGGTCGCCGCGTCGATCGTCGTGAATTGCAGATCAGCGGACAGCAGCAGCATTGCCGCCGCCGCCTTTTCCATGATCGGCGTTGCCTGGCTATAGACGGCCGCGAGCACGCCGTTTTCGAGATACAGGCCGAACCCGTACAGCGTGAATTGATCGTCGGTATCGTCTTTCAACGTCACATGGATCGTATCGAAAGCGACGTTCTCGCCGGCGAATGTCGTGATGCGCTTGCGCTCGTTCGGCAGCGCGACAAGCGCCGGATTTGCGGCATTGAAAGAGGCGGTCGCGAGGCCGATCTCGACGATCTTGTGCGCGTTCGTGCCATCGTTCGCCGGCGCGACGAGCGCCGCGCGCCCCGCGTCGGTGATGTAAATGAGAGTGCCGGCCATAGGTCAAATATCCGAGAGAGAAAGACGGCGATAGAGGGCGGGCCGCACGGCGACGGCGACGCCTTGCTTGCCCTGCATCGCGAAACCCTGAGTGAATGAGTAGTGCGCGCGCACGGGCTTGGTGCGGTCGATCTCCGCGAGAATGTCGTCGACGAAAGCAGCGGTCGGGGCTTCGCCGTCGCGACTACTCACGGTCATCACGACGTCAAACGTCCCTGGCACGCCTGGCGGGGTCAGCTCGAACCATTCGCGCAGCGCGATGTTTGCGCCGAACGCGGCGACGACTTCGCGAACGGCCGCAGCGGTGCCGTTTTTACGGGCGATCGAGATTGCAGCTTTGACACGGGCGCGCTTCACTTGCTCGGGCCAATAGTTTTTCCATGCGTCGATGCCAACGTGCCAGGCGAGCCAGGGCAGCAGCTCGGCGGGGATCGTGTCGGGGTCCATCAAGCGAGCGATCGGCGTCGCCACGTCGCACGCCTCGGCCATCACGGCCGCGAGCTTGCGCTCGGTGCTCGTCGAATTCGGCGCGAGCAGATCACTCATAAACGCCTCCG